GAATGATGCTACACCTTCACAAAGAGCTGAAGGCTATAGGAATCTATTTGATAGAGATATAGCAGCTAACGTAGGTGTTAAGATTGATGGTACAGTTATACCTCCAGACGAAATAAACCAAGCTGTCACTAAACTATATAATCAGGTATTTAATCCTGATGTAAAGTTAAGTCAGATGGAAAGTGCTATCAATGATATGAAGCACAACTTCTATCAAAAGAAGAATTTCATGGGGGAGACAGAATGGAGGATTGTTAACGAAGCTTTTATCAGTGCATTTGAAAATGTATATAACCCTAAAGTAATGCGTGCTTCAGCTATGGTAACTAACCAAGCTGGTGGTGATATTGCAGATATAGCAACTGGTATGTCTATGATTGGCGATGTAGTCATGACTGGTAGGCAACAGGAAATGATGATTGATAAGCTTAGATTGCTTAGTAGAGAAGTTAGAACTAACCAATATATATCAAGTAAGTTTGGTGAGTACAGACAGTTAGAGTTAGGTAATAATCCATCTGCACTTAAAAAATTTATACTAGATCAGAGTGATAACTTTGCTAAAGGTTTACAGAAATCACAAGCTAAGGCTGATGAATTCTATCAAACACTAGAAACTATTTCAAAAGAAAATCCTGAGTATCTCAAACCACTTGCTTATGCAATGGAAGCTACTAATGGTGAAGTAGATCAAATCTGGAAATTAAATAGATGGGCTGAAGAGAACATAGGTTTTATTAAAAAAGGATTCTATGACGGTAATCCTGAAGTACCTAGTTTAATTATTAAAGGTTTAAACGGTGTACGTTATAACCATATCCTAGCTGGTCTTGCTCCACTACGAGCTATGACGGGTAACAGTATGTTAACTGCATTTAAACCTGCTTCTGTATTTGTAGGTGCTGCTGCAACAGGCGACACTGCTACAATTAAGAAAGCACTATGGACTTATGGTGGTATATCTGAAAACTTTAAACGTGCTTATAAAGTAATGGGTGACGAATGGCGTTTAGCTAAGTCACGTCCAGAAGAAGCTATGATGCGTGGTCGTGCCGACTTACGTCAAGCTAAGATGGATAATTTTGAAGCACTTGAAGCTATGTCTGAGATATGGAAGAAAGAAGGTAATACAGGTAAAGTGGCTATGTGGAATATAGCTAAAGGTTTATCATGGTATAACAATAACCCATTTGTTAGATGGGGTATTAATGCTATGTATGCTATTGATGGTTTTACTAGCTCTATGATGGCTAGTGGATCTGCAAGAGCTAAGGCTTATAATATATTAATGAAAGAAACTGGAGGTGGCTTTAGTCAAGCAGCTTTTGATAAACTACAGAAACGATTATATAGTCAAGCTTTTGATCATACAGGATTACTTACAGATAAAGCAGCTAAACATGCATCACAAGAAATAGCACTCAACTTAGATAATGCAGTTGCTAATGATCTTAATAGATTCTTAGAACGATTCCCAGTTGCTAGACCTTTATTCATGTTCCCTAGAACAGGTCTTAATGCTTTGAATATGACTTGGAGTTTCACACCGGGTAGTTCATTAATACCTTTACAAACTAAAGCTCGTAAAGTTTTTACAGCTAAAAACAGTCAAGAAATGGCTGAAGTATTAATGGATCATGGTCTTGAAGTATCTGATGAAGCCTTTGCTACTTTGAAATCTGAATACATTGGTCGTCAATTGATGGGTGGTACAGTAGTTACAGGTGCTGGTATATGGGCACTTGAAGGTAACTTAACAGGTAATGGACCTGCTGATGCTGGTGAACGTAAACGTATGATGACTATGGGTTGGCAACCTAATTCTATTAAGAACCCAATCACAGGTAAATGGCATAGCTATAAAGGATTTGAACCATTTGATACATTACTTGGTCTAGTTGGAGATGCAGTATACTTCTCTAACCGTGTAGATGACTCTATTACAGAGCAAACATTCCAGAAACTAGCATTTTCAATTAGTATGAATGTATCTAATAAGACATTTATTAGTGGATTCGAGCCTTTAGTAGCTATGTTCTCTGGTGATGAAGGTGCATGGAATAGATTTATTATTAACCAAGCAGATTCTTTAATCCCATTTGCTCCATCTGGTACTAGAAGTATTTTAAATAATGCTCTAGCTCCACAATTAAAAGATGTAGAAAATGATTGGGTATCATTGATGTCTAACAAATGGAAATTCTTAGGTCCAAATAACTTAGTAGATCAAGTTGATATATACACAGGTAAACCGATAAGATTCCAAGAACCACTTACTGCTGCAGCTAATGCTTTTATGCCATTCTTTAAATCTAATGGTGATATGGAGCCTTGGAGGCAATGGTTATTATCTACAGGTTGGGATAGTGTAGGTACGATGAAAGTTAATCCTATTAGTAAACAACCACTAAGCCCCAAAGAAAGACAGTGGATTAACAATTGGATTGCTAAGAACATGAACTTAGCTGGTCAAATTGAAGGTATGATGAATCATCCTAGTGGGTTCTGGAAGAATAAGATGAAAGAATATAAGAAAGCTAGAGGAATTAAAAAACAGTCTGATTTTGGTTTGAAAGAATTGGTGGTACATCAGGAGTTAAACCGTATACATAGAAATGCTATGAAATATGCGTGCTCTGCTATGGGTAGGTACTTTGAACAGTATTCAGCTATAGGTTTACAAAATACTAGAGTTAAAAATTCTTTAAGACAAGGTAATATTCCAGCGGCTTTAAAAGCAGATACAACAAAACAAGAGCTAATACAATTATTAGAATTCTAACATGACCGTAACAATCGACAATACTTATACGGGTAACGGCTCCACCACCGATTACTCTTTCACATTCCCATATTTAGATACAACTGACATCAAGACAAGTCTTGCTGGAGTTGTACATACAAACTTCAGATTACTTAATGCAACAACGGTCCAATTTGTTAACAACACAACGGATAATACACCTACAGCTCCCGGTAATGGTGTAGCAATTAGAATCTATCGAGAGACAGCTTATACCAACCCTAAAGCTACATTCTATCCCGGTTCAGCTATAAGAGCTGGTGATTTAAATGATAACACCTTACAAAACTTATATGTAACACAAGAAGCTAACGATAAAGTCAATGATGCATGGTTAACAGGTGATCCAACTGTTATCAGTACGGAAGCTTGGCATACCAGTGATGATACAAAAATAGCATCTACTAAAGCTATCCAAGGTAGATTAGATTTAAAACAGAATCTTGATGCTGATTTAACAAATCTTTCAAGCTGTCAGACTGGAGGGTCTACAGCTTTAGCAGCTTTAACACAGTCTGAGATAGAAATATTAGACGGTGCTACTCTGTCAACTACTGAGTTAAATTATGTAGATGGTGTTACTTCTTCTGTTCAAACACAGTTGAATAACAAACAACCATTAGATAGTACACTTACAACTATAAGTGGAAAAACTTTTAAAACATCTAGTGGTACTTTAGATAGTACTAGTGATGATGAATTACCTTCTTCAAAAGTTGTTGCTGCTCATGTTGCCAGTTCTCAATTAGCTATTGGTGGTTTTTTAGCTATTGCTAATGAAACTTCTTTCCCTAATTCAATGCCAGAATCTGGTGTTGTTGTTAGTATCAATGATGCACAAGGTATTGTTGTTAGTGGTTCTGGAGTAGCAACTCAAGGTACAACAGTAGGTGGTACAACAGTTACTATTAATAATTTCCCATCTTCTTTATATAGTGAAACATTAGCAGCAGGTACAGGTCTAATAGTTACTGCTACATCTACTGCTAATACATATAACTACCACAAACTATTAGCTACTGAGGCAGATGTTAAACAGTTAAGTGATACCATTAATGATTTCCATAGTAGATATAGAATAGCAAGTTCTGATCCTACTGATAGTAAAGATAATGGTGATCTTTATTGGAACACCTCAACTAATAGAATGAGGGTGTATGAATCTGCAAATAATGTAGGATGGCGAGATCTTGTTACTGCTGGTCAACCTTTTATTAATACTCTTTCTAGTTCTTCTGGTACTGGTGGTGGTAGTGCAACATTTAATAATAGTGCGTATAGGTTTACTTTAAGTAATGCTGGTCCAACAGCCCAACATCATCTCGTTAGCCGTGCTGGAGTTATACAAAAACCTAATACTGGTACTTCACAACCTAGTGAAGGTTTTGCAATTGATGGTAATGATATAATATTCTCTAGTGCTCCAGCTTCTAACACTAATTTCTTTATCATTACAATAGGATCTGCTATAACCATTGGTACGCCAAGTGATAACACAGTTACATCAGCCAAGATTGTTAATGGATCTATTGTTAATGATGATATAAATGCAAGTGCAGCCATAGCAACATCTAAAATTAATGGTCTAGCTGCTTCAGCTACTACAGATACAACAAATGCAAGTAATATAAGCAGCGGAACTATAGGGACGGCTAGACTTGGAACTGGTACAGCAAATAATACAACATTCTTAAGAGGCGATGGTTCCTGGGCTGTGGCTGGAATGACCTTAATTGACTCATTAACAATTGGCAATGCTGCAAGTTATACTGCTGATCTTGGAACTAATTGGTGGAACACCTATAAGTATATAAAATTAATCTACTTTGGTAGCTATGACAGAGCTAACTATAATACTACTTCAACTATGATAAGATTTATATATAATAATGTTACGTCTAATAATGCTTATAAATATACGCACATCTATCACATGGTTAGTTCTTCTAATAATGACAATGAACTAAATGCTAATGATGCTAATGAAGGATATTTAGGCGAGGAATTAGATCAAAATTCTAAGTTTCACATAGATTGCGATATATTTTCTGATGGTACTAGTACTACTTTTAAAAGCACAAAGATAGGTGACGATGAACAACGAATAGGGTCATTCTATACTTTTATAAATACAGCAGGTAGTTCATTTAAATTTGACCAACCTCTTACTAACGGTAGTTCTGGTGATAGTAATAGAAGACATTTTCCGGGTACAGCTTATTTCTATGGAATTAAGTAAATGGGAGCAACACAAGTAGAAACAGGCGGTGTCAAAGACGATGCCGTCACGTCTGGTAAGATCCCAGATAACGCAGTTGGTAATACTGAAATAGCTAATGGAGCTGTAACCTTAGCTAAATTAGCCAATGGAGATAGTAATAGTGATGGTAAGGTTTTAACATCTAACAATGGATCAGCTCCTACATTTAATACACCTACAGCAGAAGGAACAGCTATTAAATCTACAGGTGAAACTAATACAGCTAAATTTTTACGTGTAGATGGTGATGGTACATCGTCTTGGCAGATACCAACAGGTTCTGCTGAAGTTAGTACAAGTGCTGCTGGACTAGCCCCTCAACTACCTAATCCTCATGGAGGTAAATTCCTGAGAGGGGATAAAACATGGGTTGTACCTTATAGTACTGTTGATACAACTGCTAATGGTTTAGCTCCTCAACTACCTAATCCTCATGGAGGTAAGTTTCTTAAGGCAGACGGTACATGGGAAGTACCAGCTTATATAGCTAATACAGATACAACTTATAGTATTTTCACTACAAGTACTAATGGATTAGTTCCCGGAACTGCTTCAGGAGGTGGGGATTCAGCTAAATTTTTAAAAGGTGATGCTACTTGGGCTGTACCAACAGCCGCTACTGTAACTACTGGTAGTAGTGGTGTAGTTGCTGCATTACCTTCTTCAGATGCTACTACAAAATTCCTACGTGGAGATAACACATGGGTAGTACCACCAGATACAACTTATAGCTTAGTTAGTGCAAGTTCACAAGGTATAGCTCCTATAGGGTTAAATCCTCACGGGGATAAATACCTTAGAGCAGATGGTACATGGCAGACAACACCAGATACAAATACTACTTATTCAGTAGGGGACGGTGGTCTTACTCAGAATAATTTTACCGATGCATTAAAAAGTAAGCTTGATGGTATAGATACAGGTGCAGAAGTAAATGTTCAAAGTGATTGGAACGCTTCAAGTGGTGATGCTCAGATACTAAATAAACCAACTATACCTGATGTCTCAGGCAAAGCAGATCTAAGTGGAGCTACATTTACGGGTCATATCAACATAAACGATGATATGAAATTACGATTTGGTACTGATAATGATATTAGTTTCTATCATAACGATTCTAATTTTTTCGTAAATAACATTAAAGGTGACTTACATCTAAGGACTACAAATAATGGAGGTTCACAGACTGGAGATGATATTTATATTAGAGCTGCTGATGATGTACATATTCAAGCTAATGGAGGTGATGCTGGTATAAAAGTTATTGGTGAAGGAGCTGCAGAATTATACCACAATGATGTTGGTCCTAAATTAGCAACTACTTCTACGGGAATCAGTGTTGATGGAAATATAACAGTATCAGGAACTGTTGACGGTGTTGATGTAGCTAAACTAGACGCATTAGCTTATTGTAATCTTAATAAAACTAGTGCCACTGAAAATATTAATGTAGCCTACGCAAATAGAGTTTCAATTAAATGGGATAACAAAGTATACAAATCTACAACTTATACGCATAGTACAACTACAGACTCTGAAAAGGTAGAAGTTGGGTCAGCTGGTCTTTACATGATCAATGTGACTGTTGGTCATGATAATACTAATACTACAAGAGTAGTTCCGAATATCTCAATATTCAAGAATGACACCGAAATAACTGAGACTAGAGCTAGTACTTATGGTAGAGGTTCTAACCGTGGTGATGAAAAAGCAATGCAAATAAATACTGTATTACAACTTGCCTCTGGTGATCATCTAGAAGTATGGGCTTGGTGTCCATTCGCCGAAGATACTAATGCTGTTAATACCGTTGTTGGTGACTGCGAATTTGTTATGACTAGATTGGCAGGAGGAGTAGAAGCAGAATAATCTTGTGGAAATACCATCCATCAAACCTAACCTACCCAAAGCTCTAGATATGCCTAGCATCCCTCTAGAGCCACCTACGGCAGATATGCCAGTCTTTCCACCTATTGTTATACCTCCTAGTAACTTAGAATCTCCTAAAGGAGTAGAAAAGGAAGAAAAGGAAGAAGTACAAACAGAGCAACCTAAACTAACATTACCTGTTATTGATATTGACTTACCTTTACCAACTGCAGAAGTAGTAGCTACTGCAACCTATGCAGCTGTCGCAGCTGTAGCCACTACCACCCTTGCTACACCTTTCTTTGACAAGATCAAAAAACAAGTACAAAAATTCCTACAGAAAAAAGTTGATAAATGGAAGCAGCAAAAACAGAAAAAGAAAAAGGATTCTTCAGTAGATTAAAAGATGCTGCAGAAGATCAAGAGCACCAAATACAAATCTTAGGAACATTCGTTAGGCTAGGTGTTGTAGTTTGGTCAGGATTTATTATTACCTTAAACTATGTAGAAATACCTATGATTAGGAAAAGTCCCGGTGGGGATATAACTTTTCCTGCTAGTATTTTTACTGGAGCACTTGCAACATTCGGTTTAACTACTGGTAACGGTAATAACAACAAGAAGAACGAAAAACCCAAACAATGAAGAAATTGCTTTTACTATTCATGCTGATATCACCTACAGCAGTTAGAGCAGAATTAGTACAACCCAACTTCACCCAAGGGTCAATGAATAGTACTACAACTACAACTCAAGAAATAACAGAAGAAATCACAACAACCACCTATGGAGCAGCGTTAAGTAAATGGTCTGGGGACAATATAACTCATACCTCGGCAAGCTCTGGAGGGATAGTAGACGAAGATTCAATCTTTACTTTGACAACTCCCGGTTCAGACTTCTCATTGGAAGTAGTAACCAGAGCAGCCAGTCAAGTAATAGAATTGATAGAGGTAGAAAGAACTATCGAAACGGACTCTACTACTGTCTCCTTATCAGTCTTCTCTCAATAGCACCAGCTAAAGCATCAGATCCAGAGACTCAAAATGTGTCTAATCCTGTTGCAGCAGCGACGGGAAATGTCACCAATCAGGCTGTCCAATTCCAGAATAATGGAGCACCTTCAAGGCAGCACTATGGCTCTGGAGTAAGTTGTAATGGCTCTACAATGACATTCAGTCCTTTCTATATGGGTAATCATACAGTCCCATTTGATGAGGAAATGAGCCAGAGAAGCTATACAATAGCTGAGAATTGGGGAGGACAGATAAACTTTATGTTTCCATTAGACCGTAAGGGGTTAGCACAATGTAGACGTATAGCCGCACGGCAAGAAGAAAAGATGAGGCTTGACTATGAGCTTGTACGTGTTCTGAAATGTGCTGAACTCCAACAAAAAGGTTTTATGATAGCTGAAGATACACGTGTATATGACATGTGTTATGATGTCGTCCCTATAGTTAAATATGAAAAAGAAAGGAAAGCTGCAGTTAAGCGGTATTTAAAAACTGAATGTACTCCAGTTAAAAGATTTAAACCTCCTTGGAAAAATCAAGAGTACAATTGCCCAGCAAAACCTAGTAAATAATGGCTAAAAAAGCTACAGAAGATCAGTTTAACGAGTTACATAACTTAGTTACTACTGAATTCCTTAAAAGAGTTAAGAGTGGTGAAGCTACCGCCCACGAATTAAAAGCAGCCTGTGATTGGCTAGTTAAGAATGATATCAGTGGTATTGCATATGAAGGTAATCCATTGGATAAGTTGGCAGCTGTAATGCCTAAAATCGACCCAGACCTTGTACAACGGAGATTATATGGCAAGTCTAAGCACGAAGTACTATAGATCTCATGCTAAGGCAAGAGCAAAGAAGAATTCCTATCAAAAAAAGTTTAATAGCAGCCCACAGGCTAAGAAGCTCTGGAGAAGAGCTGTTAAAGAGCACTTTAATTGTACATGCGTTTATTGTGGAAACCATTATGAAATTAATCAACTTACACTCGATCATGTTAAACCTAAATGCAATGGTGGTGAGACAATCACTCGAAATATGGTATCAGCTTGTAGGAAATGTAATCAGGAGAAAGGTAGTAGACACTGGAGGGACTGGATGAGAGATACGTTTGGATACAAACCGTATAGGGAGGAGCAAATTTTATCACACATTAATTAACTATGGCACAGGCTAAACAATTTATAGGTGAATCTTATACTGATTCTGCAGGTAAACAATGGCGTTGGGATGGTAAGAAGTATATAAGGAATTATGGTACATCACCAATGGCATCAATAAAACGAAGTTTTCAACAAAAAGGAACTGCTTTAAAAGATGCTATTGAAAGTAGGAATCCTGAAGGAGTCACAGCTGCCCAATCTAGAGGCATTGTAAAAGAAGAGACTCCAAACATTAACGAATACTTTAACAGCATACTTCAAGACAGATGGGATAATGCTAAAACCGAAGAAGAAAAAGCTTCTGTTAAAGATTTATTAGCATCATTTAATGTTGGACTAGAGAAAGACATTATACAAAGTGAAAGAGGTGCAGATAGTACCAGCGTAATACCAGAAAGCTTTTCTGAGTATAGAGGACGTACTGCAGGTCAAATAGCTGACGATGAGGTCACTGAACCTCCAAGTGAGAAAGAAGTTAATAAAGTTGAATCAGGTGTTCTTAAAAAAGGAGAGCCTGAAGAAGTAAAAGAACCTCCATTTATGTCTATAGCAGATTTAGAGAAATGGGAACTTGATACTAGAGATACTACTCCAGCTGGTAAAGCATTTGGAGAAGAAGGTGCAGAACAAAGAATGGCAATCCGTAGAAGACATTTAGAAAATAGAGGAACCATTTTTGAAGATAATGTGAGGAAGTGATGGCACATCCTATTGATGACGAATTGTTAGGTGTAAAGTCTTTTGATGCAGGTCAATCATACATAGGCACTGGACTTGCTGATAAGGTAGAAGACTTTGGTCGTAGTGCTATGCAGACTGTAGTAGGCGGTATCCAAGCTGCTTCACAGGATCAAGAAGGTTGGCATGATGATGCCCTACGTGGTATCGGTACTGGTGCTAAATGGCTTAATAGAAAATGGCAAGAAGGTACCGCTGACCAAGAAGGTATAGGTGATGACATCTTACGTTCTATTGGTGGCGGTGCTAAGAATACTATGCGTGCATTAGATGCAGCTAGTTACTATGGTGGTAAAGCTGGTGGTGCTATAGCCAAGTCTGTCGGTGTAGACCCACGTATAGGAGGTGCATTAGGTAATGTAGCTGGTGATGTCTTATTAGGCGGTGCAGCTGCAAAAGTAGGTAAGATAGGTGCTATTAAAGGTGCTCATAAACTAGCTAAAACAGATTTACCGGGGAATCAATTAGCCCGTCAAGTTCTGGATAGACATATCCAAGGTAAAGCAAGGGATGTACTTGGTAGTAGATCTAGTTTATCTAAAATGCAGAGTCAGATAGCACCACAGTTTGGAGGTGATGCTAGAGCATTAATGACTAACCTTGACTCAGCTATGTGGCAACATAAATTTAAAAAACTAACTGATGTTGGAGAGAAAGAAAAATTCTTAACAAGTAAATATAGTAAAGATTTAAAAGATTTCTATGTTGAAGGCGGTAAAATTACTCCTAAATCACTTGCAAAAGATCCAGATACAATGCAGAAACTAATGGATCGTGCAGATAAAATAGTAGATGGATTTGCAAGAGGAAATCAACGTAAATTATATGATCAAGCATCTTGGAATATATTTGACGAAATGAAAGAAGTATATGACCAAGGTAATACACTAAAAAATAAAATACAAGCTGCTTTTTTAGGTGTGCAAGGTAAACAATGGCATCATATATTTGGTAATAAAGAAGCTGGTGAATTTTTATTAAATAAAGTAGCTCAAGATCCTGTTATAGCAGCTAATTTATTTAAACATATGGAGAAGTTAAATTTAAAGTCTGGTGCAATAGCAGAGAATATGGCTTTAATGCGTGCGGCTCCACATAACTCTTGGCATAGATTTATGGAAGATATGGGTTTTGAACCAAGAACAAAGATGAAAATAGGTGAAACATTGAAGAAGTTAGAAAAAAGAAATATATTAGCACAGCAGAATAGACAAGGTGAGTTTGTACCACATGAAATGCGTATATCAAAATCAACTGGTAAAAATGCTCCTTGGAAATATACAGCACCAGGAGATGTTGCAGATTTTGGGCATGAGATTGCAAACGGTATTTTATCTGGTAAAACAGATGTCAACGAGCTATTCAGTTTCTTAACAGTCTATCATAAGAAATATGTCCCTTGGATGAAACAACAACTCAAAGATCCTAAGTATAAAGCTCAATTCCTATCGGAAGTACCAGAAGGTCCAGAGAAAGCATTGTTGTTAGGATTATATGAAACTAAGTTAGGTACAAGAGGCTCAAAGGCTTCAAAACTAGCTAAATGACCAAACACACATGAAACACATTACAACCCCCTTGGAGGCGATTTAACATGGAAAAGAAGAAGGATTTAAAGAATATGAGTATTGCTCAACTTAAGGAATACATGTACAAAGGCTCTGGTAAGGATAAAGCAGTTAATGAACTTATCAAGAAGCTTAAGAAAGATGGTGGTGGTTCTTTAGATTCCAGTGGCTTTGGTAATCGTTTTAAAGTTGAGAAAAAGAAAAAGAAGATGACAATCGTATGAAGTCCGTCGTAACAGTTCTCCAAGAGGACTTTAAGCTGTTCCTACAAGCCCTATGGGAACAGCTCGACCTTCCTTCCCCTACACGTGCTCAATATGCTATCGCAGACTATCTTCAGAATGGACCTAAACGTCTTCAAATCCAAGCTTTCCGTGGAGTTGGCAAGAGTTGGATCACAGGAGCCTTCGTCCTCTGGACTCTCTTTAAAGATCCTGAAAAGAAGAT